CCCGCTGTCACAGATGCTACAAAACACACCAACATTATTTTTATTAGATTTTTCATTTTACCTCCTCGCTTAACTGCGAATAATCAAAATCCCATAATTGTTTATCTAAGCCTTCCATTACTAAAGTATACACTGCGGTTTCAATAGCCGATCTAATTGCATATCCTGTCGCCTCAGTCTGAGTGTAACCTGTTTCTATTTCTACTAATTCAGTACCCTGTTCTGTAAATCTAAATACATCACGGCTAACACCAGCACTTAGTATGGTCTTACTTACTATTACATTCAACATAACCTCACTTGTCTGTACTAATACAGCCCTTATAGATACAGTTACATCATCCTTTCGATACTGGTTTGTGTTACCAATACCCAAATACCTTGCACCATTTCCACCAGTCATAATGTCTGACTCATAAGAAACAATGCCACCTTCTAAAATAATACCAGCATACAGTATAGGCTTTAAAGTATTACCATTTTCTCCATCGTATGTTTTACGTGTGGATTTTATTAGTTGTCGTTCTTTAGTTAAGTGATCTAATCCATTGCGTTCTACAACAGTAAACCATTTTCCATTACCGGTGTTTGATAATGCTTGTATTAAATAATTATCTGCACCTTGTGTAACAGCCGTACTAAACAAAGCCATCCTGTCTGATGGTTTTCTTTGACCTGTTAAATCATCAAAGCTATACACAGCTATGACTGCTTTTTGTTTAGGGGATGGTAAATCTAAAAGTTTTTGTAATGTAACCCTTTCTACTCTGGCATCTTCAGGGCAAGTAATACCTATAAGCCGACAGTCTTCTGACCTAGGCGGTGCAAAAGTAGCACAACTTATAACAAACCCTAAGATAAAAAAGGGAATAAGTAACCGCAAAATCAACTTTATTCCCTTCACGTAACAACGACGTATAATTATTATATCACTTAAGGTGTGCAATCTGAAGTACATACCCCAAACACCCCTATAGGTATTACAATTTCTGTGATAGTACCATTCTCATCTATAACAGTAAGTGTGATGTACTCGCCATCATTAGAAAAACTAATACTATTACCTTCTAGTTCTATAGTACCGCCTGTTCCACCATCTTCACTAAAAAGCATGTCGGATATATCTCTTGAAAGATTACTAAAGATTCTTGATTGTAAGTTAGAGAGAAACTTATTAAGTGTACTGTTGTCTATCTCTCTTTGTATCTCATCAAGTTCTGACTGTATCTTCTCTGCTAACTCATCACGCCTTTTAGTTTCTTGTTCATCTATCGTTAGGTAATGAGCAGATGCACCAATGCCATTGAAGCTAGGGTTTTTAAATTCGTGAACAATAGGAGAACTTTCAAGAGTGCTGCTCATCATTACAACAAGACCAACAACTATTACTGTTAGTATTAATGACAACGTAAAAAGTAAGTCGTTGTATTTATTGTCTTTTTTCTTTTTCATCTTGTTCTTTTAATTCTAATACTGTGTTAACTTTCATCTGCAATCTTATCATGTCTTGATCTAGCAACCGAAGCTGATCAGTTAAACGTATGATCGTAGTCTTCATTTCTGATACGGCTGGGTCTATTTTATTCGTTATGGTTTGCCATACAAAGTAAACAAAATACCCTAGTCCTACTACCATTACTACAGGAAAACCAAAGTCTGCTATTAGTTGTCCTATATCCATTAGTCTCTACGTGCATCTATACTTCCATCTTCTACAAAGTTTTCTGCTCTGGCTATACGTTCTAAGTCTGGAGAAAGATTCAATGCTGATGATACGCTAGTATCTATACGTATCATGTCGTTGTTCATAGTAGACGCTCTTGTTATAAGCATTTTAGATATACCTTGGACAGTTTTAATCTCATCTACTAGACCATCCATAAGTTGTTTCATAACTAGAAATATAAAAAAAGCCATGATCAATCCACTTGCAATAGGTAAACCTACTTCTGCAATTAGATCAAAGACTTCCATTACAAGAGTATTCTTCTTTGTAATCTTGTGGCTCTTGCTCCTACTTGAGTAGCCCACTTACTGTCCATCATTTCTTCTCCTGCTGTTTCAAAATCTCCAGATTCTAAAGCTGCAAGAAATTTTCTAAACTTTAACAACCTAGTTATACCTAAGTTAAAACACATGTTAGCTAAGACACGCATTTTTTCATCACTTAATTCTTTCCACCAAGGCATGTTTCTATTTAACTCATCACACACAGTTTCTATATCATTGTTTAAACATTCTAATACTCTCTCTTCTGATACTGGTGTACCTACTGGTTTATTAATCTCTGGGTCTGTGTCTAATACTAAATGTCCTACACCTAATGTAAGAAAACCTAAATGATCTTCGTATGTTTCATACTTATAACCTTCATCCAATATAAGTTCTTGTATTAATTTATCTATATTCATTGTAGTTTGCTTTCTCTTTCTAAAACACTTCTTGGTATAGCTGTATCTATTTGATATTGTCGTAATAAATCCTTTTTTTCTTTTATTAATTGCATGTATCTTACTCTTTCTCTTTCTTCTTGTTCTTTAGTTAAACTTGGGTCTCTCATTTTATAAGAAAATCTTTGTTTTATATTTTGTATGTCTTGTTTCATACGTGTTATATTTCTTGTTCTGCTATCTTTAGTATCTATTCCGTATACATTTACTCCTACAAAACGCAACAACGCTTGAGGTATTGTATCTGCCGGCTCTCCTGTAGGTCTTGGTGTTCCAGATATTGCTTTAGTTGTTTTACTTATAGCACCAGTAGGTGTTAACCATGATGGCATACCCAAACTATACATATACCACCACATATTTTGTATTCTATCTTGTACTGGATCACGTTTATCCCATATAACTCTTTGTGTAAACGGGTCTTTATTAGTTTTCATAGCTAAAAGAATATCTACAAATGGACCAGAAAATAATCCTGTTGTTCTTTGTAGTTCCATAAATTCTCCATTGGCTACAGCTTTAATTGAGTCTGTATACATTGACCAAGGAAAGAAATAACCTATATCTAAAAATTGAAATCTTCCATCTGAATCTTTATAAGGCAATACATATACACCTGTTCTTCTTTCTAACCAAGGTTGTAAACTTTTCTGTAACTTTTCTTCCTCATCATCTTCAAATCCAAAAGCGTATGAAGCTAGTTGTGTTAGACCAGCAGACAATGCTACNTATGGTGCATACCTCATAGGGTGTTTAACTGCTGTTTCTATTAATGCTGGTAAAGCTTTGTAATAGAATGTAAAGAATGGCATACCTATAGGTGCTTTCCTAAATTGCTTACCAGCTTCAGGTACATCTGAATAATCGAACAAAGCTTTCTGTGCTAACATAAAAGCATCTATGTCTGACATGCCTTGTCTTTCCATAGCATCAATGATTACAGCAGTCTTACCTACTGATTCTGTAAATTGATATATGTCTCCTGCTTTTTTAAATATCTTATTCATTATTATTTTAGGAGAAAAGAAACGCGTAACATCACCAAGAGGATGTTCTTCCTGTAATAAATCTAAATATGACTCACTAATCCTATACATTTCTTGTTCACTAAACCCTGTATTTTTTATTCCAAAGTCTTGTGCAATCTTCCAATACTTGCCATTGTTTTGTATTTCTTTAATAGCTTGATGCATACGAGGTATTACTTTATGTATAGGTATACCGGCTACTAAATTCATAAGTATCATATTAGAGCCTACGTTACGTACTACAGATGGTGGATTCAATGGAACTTTTAAAAGTTTCCATATGCTAGTTCCTTTTGCCATAGTAGCTATAGCTTTGTTGTAAGCATTATCAGTATTACCCATTGTAAATGTACCAATAATGTCGTCATATATTTCTTTACGTACAGCTACACCTTTTAACATGCCGTATTTTTTTGTCTTAGGCATCCTTATAAAGTTACCTTCAGTTGGATTATCTTCTCCATATCCAATGCTTTCTAATACAGGAGTAGCTAATGCTCTGTATTCTTTAGCTTTATTTCTCATGGCTTGAGCCTGATCTGGCTCTCCATTTTCAAAATAATCTGCTTGTTCTTCTAGTCTTGTTGCTTCATCTATTACCCATAACGCACTAACTTTTTTAGACGAACCATCTTCCATTTTAAAATTAACTAACATATCGCCATCACGCAATGCCCAGTTTTGATTTTGTGAAACTTCATTAAAGAAATCTAATATAACTACATCCCTTAAAGGTCTAGTAAGACCATTAAGAACTCTATACTCTGGTGATAATTCTGCTACATCACCTAGTATTAATTTAGTTTCATCGTCTACTTCTTTCTTTTTCTTTAAGAAAGATAATGGTTGTCTATTAGGATATTTAAGTAAATGTTTTAAATATAAAGTAGGAAGATATGCTCCTTTATTTTCTTCATATTTTGCTCTAGGTAATAAACCTTTTTGAACTAATAATTTTCCTACGTTATCAATAGCTTTTTTAGATTTAATAGCTACCTTTCTTAGTCCTTCGTCTTGTATTATTGCAGCATCAATATCTCCGCCTGTCATGTATGCCGTGAACTGTTCTCTGTTTTGTTTAAACTCTTCTTTAGGTTTGTCAGTTTTAAGTGGGTTTAAATATGGACCTGTTTCATTATATAAATCTAAAGCAGCTTGTTCTGCTGCACCTATTTTACCTAATGCTTTATACCTTAGTTCCATAAATTGTTTAAGTTGCGGTATAGCACCTAACCCACTAAAGAATTTACTTGAACCAATATTACCTAAGAAATCTACTGCTCTTCTCCATAAGTTTGCTCTTTGTGCATCTGCTGGAGTACTTGAATATTTTTGTGTTGGAGTAACTTGTACTTGATTGTCAGTTTCAAACTTATATACAGGTAAATTAAATCTACTTAAATGTTTTTTAGTTGGCTCTCCTTTAGTTTGTAATCTTGCTCCTGATTTAAAAGCTGATTCTAATAACAGAGGCACACCTTTTCTTTCTTGTATAGCAGCTTGTCTTGAAAAAATTATTTTGTCTATTCCAAACTGTTCTTGTTCTGTTAACTCATCAAAAGGAACACGATACATTTCTTCTGAATAGTAATCTTTGTTTTGTAGATCACCTATAT